GCCGTGCCGCCGATCACACCCGTAACCCAAGGGATCAGGGCGGTGGAAGTCTTGTCGGAAGTCAGGCCGTTTTTAACACTCACAACGCCTTCATAATCGGCCAGCTTACGGAAAAGAACCACCTGAAACTTCTTGCCCACATCATCACGCATACGCTTTGCGAAGGCCGCAAACAGGGCGGTGATGGTGGCCTCGCTCTCGGTACAACCCATAGCATTGAAGGTGTACGCTTCCGCCTGATCAAGATAGGTCTGATAGTCGGAATCGGCCACGGTGCCATTGGTGCCGCCCGTCAGGGGCAAGGAAGCGGTCAGGGAAAGGGTTCCGCTGGACTTCCAATCCAGATAGTCATTGGCCTTCAGGCCGGTGATAGCGGCCACACCTTCCTGAAGATCAACCTGAACGGTTCCCAAGAAGGTTTCCACATCAAACAGGGGCTTCTGTTCGGTGCTGTTCTCATTGGCCGTGATTACAACCCGAAGATCATTGCCACGGGTGCCGGGGTATTTAGCCGTTGCGTAGGTGTTGGACGCTTTCACGCCGCTGGAACCAAGGCGGAAGAAATGAACGGTCTTGGCGTGAAGGAAAATTTCACGCATGGGCTTCAGTTCATCCGCCGTGTACGCATAGCCGAAAATCTTCTGACTGTTCTTGATGAAGTCAGCCTGTTCCACCGTGAAAATCTTGCCTTCAGGCCCCCAATTCATAGCAAGGGGGATGGTGACAATGCCACGGTCAGAAAGGGTGGCGCTTGCCTGCGCCACAGAAATGAAGTTGATATATGCACCGGGCAGAACCTTGTTCTGCACCAAGAAGGTGCCGCCGCCAAGGGCCATATTATTTCACCTTACCTTTCATAAAGTCATTGATCAGCCCATCAATCTGATCGAAGGTGTATTCCTTCCCATCTTCCAAAAGGACAGACAGAAGATCACGCCGGTCAGCGTAACGCCTGAAGGTCAACACCCGTTCTTTGGGGAATACCACCGGGGCCGTGATGGTCGGTTCCTGTGCGGTGGCGGCTTTCTTTCTGGTAGCCATTCAATCACCCTTTCTTTGGCTCCACAGTAGTTTCCAAGGTTTCCATTGCGGTTTCCTCGGTTTCTCTGCGAAGTGTCAAATTGTAGTTCACGAAGAAGTGAAGAACCCCGTCTTGCACTTCATAACTCATGGAAGTTCCGTGAAGCACATCCCCATTGGGAAGGGTGATGAACTCCAAACATTCCATCAAATCCCCGGCCATAGTGAACAATTCAGCGTTGTTTCTCCCGCTGGTTGGGAAATAGTGAACATCCAGCGGGTTCCGGTTCATGAATCGGTTCTTCTGCAACGGGGAAATGTCAGGCTTCAGGACAGCAATGAAAAAACAGGGTTCCTTGAAGCCCTGTTCCACATCATTCTGATAGATTTTGTACCCGGCTCCAAAGGTGGTGTTCAGCTTCATGGAAACACCTTTGATGATTTCATTGATCAACTGAACACCCCCTTCAAAGCGTCATACAACATATCATTCAGAATGGACGGGGCCAAGGTTTTCACTTCCTGTTCGGAAATCGTCAGCATGAACCGCCCCTTCACCCAACTTGTCTTCAGGGTCTTTCCCAAGGCTGGAACATAGCGCCCCGGTGTTTGCCGGTGGCCGTATTCCACATAGGACGCATATTCCAAATTGTTGATGATGGTCACGGTGTACTGCTCCCCATGTTTTTCAATGGGAAGGATCGTCCAAGCGTCACGCAAGGAACCGCCACGATAACCGGGCCAATATTCTTCCTTGGCTTCATCCGTGGCATACGGCGGAACCACACCAACGGGGGTTCTTTTCTTCACCTTATTCAGAAGGATTTGGGCAATCTTCTTGGCGGCCTCCCGGCAAAGCCGATCCATGTCAACTTCCGAAAGCTGTTGAAGGCGTTCATCCAGCTTCTTCAATTCCCGGTAATCACATCGGCCCCATCTTCCCATTAGGCCCACCCCCTGAAGGGTTCAAGCATGATTTCTTGATGGTTGGAGAAAACACCCGGTTCACCGGAACGGGAATAGGTGAAGGTTCGTTCCACATCGTTTGGCCGGGTGACAATGATCTTGCATCCTGCGGGAACCTTCACATCCGGGGAAAGGAACAGCTTCACCACCTGTTGGGCGGTTGCCACTTCATCCCCATTGGTTGAAGTTAATGTTTCAAAAGACAGCTTGCACGGCTGATCCTGAAGAAGCGGCTTTTCTTCAAAATCCGTCAGGTGGGTGACAGGATCGGTGACTTCCTCACGGATGAAGATAGAACACCGATCCTTCCACAACCGTTCCAAGGCGGTTCGCACGGCCTTATTCACCATACCAACCGCCTATAACGGTAGATTTCACCAATGCGCCCGTTGATCAGATAATCAATCAGGCTGTTCAACCTCTGTTCAGGGGTTGAACTACCTTCACCAAGGGCAAAGGTAATGTTGGTGTCACCTTCCTGAATGGATTTCACCGCCGCATCCAAATCAAACCCTTCAAGCTGTCCAGAACACTTCTTCATGTTCAGGTATTCGCCCACGGCCATAGAAACGGCCAGACTTTCCAACCCCTCCGGGATTTCGGAAAGGTTGGAAAGGTTTTTGATCCTCCATTGAACATTGGTCAAAACCATATCCAACAACGGATCATCAGCGGCCCCCGCCACGCCAAGGGCCGTTAGCATTGCAACCGCTTTATCACGCAACGGGGTTCACCGCCTTTCTTACGCCGCCGTGATTTCGTACCAACCCTTGGTCTTGGGGTTGTCACCGGAACCGGGCGTGACCTTCACATAGCCGATACCGGAAGCGGCGTAATAGGTCTTGTCGCTGGAAACCGTGGTGTCAGCGGTGACAGCGGCGGAACCGGTGATGATCTTCACCGCCTTGGCTTCATTGGTCATGGCCGCAAGGTAATACTTGCGGGAATAAACCGTGTTGCGGCGGATGTTGCCTTCACGCTCCTGTTCCACTTCCGTACCCTTCTTATTGAACAGGGTAACAGCTTCCTTGGTGGCAATGACCACCTTGCCGGTTTCGGCGTTCTTCTTGGTGTAGATGTTGATACCGCCCACGGTGCCAACATAGCCCTGCTTGGCGTATGCTTCCACATACTTCAGATCGTCCTTCAGGGCCTTACGAAGTTTCGCCATATCAGCGGGGTTGACGAAGCCGAAGATGGTCACACCTTCAAGGTTTTCCAGATTAAGCATGGCCGCACCATCCACAAAGGCATCAAAGCCAAGGGCGGTGGTCACGATGGTCATGGTGGCCTCGTTGAAAGCGCCGAAAATGTCAGCGTTCACGGTGTTGAACATATCCGTACCAGCGTGACGGGTGCCGGTAGTGATCACCATGGGATCGGTCATGGCTTCCTCGTCATAATACTGGAAGCGGTTCTGGGCCATCTGAATCCGGTATTCCTTCTCGGTGTAACCGGCTTCAATGGTCTTGGTGTTGCCGTTGCCCATGGTCAGCTTCTCGGTGCCATCGGTGGCCTTGTACTTGTGAATCTTGCGAACCATGCCAGCAACGCCGGTCAGGTTGTTGTCCACGGTGCAAAACTGCTGAAGATCAAGGTGGCTCTGGTACTGATCTTCAATTTCGTTGGACAGGAAAAAGTTATCGTAGCAAGTGTTTGCCATTACTCATTACCTCCATAAAGTTCTTTGTATTCGTCAGGATGGTTGACGGAATAGTTGTAGCGATCCAAGGGGTTCATGGCCTTCAGCTTTTCAAGGGTCATGCCGCCTTCAGCGCCATCACCCTTTTCAGCGGATTTGGCTCCCTTGAACTTGGTGCCGGTGGACTTCTCAAAAAGAAAAGCCGTGTCCTTGCCTTCCACCAGCTTCTTGACTTCATCATCAAGGCCCTTGACGGTTCCATCCTCCGCCAATTCAGCCTTGCCGATAAAGTCAGCCAACAGCGCCTTGACAGCGGTGTTGTTCTTGGCCTTTGCGCCGGTCAGGGCCAGTTCAACCGCATTGCTGATTTTCAGATTCTTCAGTTCAGCGGCGTGATCATCGTCCTTCTTCTTATTATCGGCCTGAAGCTGGGTGATCTGATCCTGAAGGGCCTTGGTGTCACCAGAAGCCTTCTTCAGCGTTTCAAGCTGGGTGTCACGCTCTTTGATGGTGTTCTTGGCGGCGGTCAGTTCGGTGTTGACCTCATTGAACCGGGCCTTGGTGACGAAGGAACCGTTCAGGCCCTCCATAACCTTTGTGGCCTGTTCTTCAGTCAGGCCCCATTCCAACAGCTTTTCTTTAGTCATTGTTGTTACCTCCAAAATCCTTTTTTACCGTGGGTTAGGAACCACGATTTTTCCGGTTCTGTTTACCGCCCACCACCGGGAAACGGCGAAAATGGTATGAAAAAACCACCACCGGCCAGAAGGCCGGGGTGGTCAGATCATCAATTAAGTTAATGCGTCAATGATGATGCGATAGCGTTCACGGTTCGGCTTGTAAATGCCCCGTTTGTAATAACTCAAAGACGCTTTGCAAATGTTCGTCAGCTTGGAAAGTTCCGTTACGGAAATGCCCCGTTCATCCATCAGTCTTTGAATCTCCGTGCAATCCACAGGCCCATCCAAGGCCGGGGGCGTGGCGGTCACTTCCGGGATATTAAACCCGGCCTGTTCCAGAAATCCAAGCACATAGGGAAGCCGTTCATTCCGACAGGTAGCGGCCAGTTGTGCCGCCTTCATGTAATCGTCTGTGGTCAATGCTCTTGCTTTCGGGATGATGGAATAACTTCCGGTTTTGCGGATTGCGGGAAGAACATCATGCGTCACCCAATGCTTGAAGCGTTTTGCGCTTTCCAGCTTGCTTCCGAAGATCAGGGCGTAAAGGCCGCTTTCGTTGATGATGGTCATGGTCTGTTCACCGGAGGGGGTCGTGATTTGCGACCCCCCTTTATCTTCCGGGTCAACATGACGGTGAAGGGCATCTTTGGTATTGGAATATCCCAAGGCAACCGCCACATCCTTACCCACGAACCAAGGTTCTTCCTCAATGGTCACGGTTCGCACCTGTCCAAATTCGGGGTTGGTGAATACCTGAAGTTTATTCATGCCTTCTTCACCGCCTTCTGTCCACGGGCAAAGCCCAGCTTGAACACCACGGCAATCAGCTTGAAAGTGTCGTGATGATATGCGTCATAGAGTTCATCCAGTTCATTCCTGCGAAGGTCATACTTGCCGGGGTGTACGCCTCCAATGCTCTTGATCAATTTTTCCATGTTAAACCTCCATCAATTTTCAGTTGATAGAAGTCCCCAACTGTGATAGAATGGATTTATCCAGTTGGGAAACCTCTGGTTTTAGAAACAGTCGCTTACTTGTTCAGGGTGGAGCGGCTGTTTCACTTTTCTTGTGCCAAAAGTAAATCAATCCCTTGCCGAATAGCTTCTGCCCGTGTAATATCATGCTTGGCGCAATATTCATCAAGGCGTTTTGTTGCTTCATCGTCCAATCGAACTTTCACATCATTCCTTTTGGGATTGTTCGCTTTCGGCCTTCCGGTTCGTGGAGACATCGTATCACCTCACTTTTTGAGTTCCACAAACTTATTATAATAATTGGAACTCAAAAAGTCAAGAGGTTTTTGGAAAAATTTTAGGCATAGAAGAAGGGAACAGGTTTTCACCTGTTCCCTTGAAGATTGGACTTTGGCCGAAGCGTCACTCCCGGCATCTCTTTTGCCCACTACCAAAAGGCGTGTGGCGTATGGGAACGCTTTTTCCACCTCAAAGCCCGTTCTTATCCTATCTAAAGTATAGCAGTATTATTCCCGCTTGTAAAGGATTTTCTTGTTCTTCACATTCTTCTTCCATGTGGTTTCACCAATTTGCCAGAAGGACAAGATGGAGTTTCGATATTCAGCGGGGTCACTCTCTACCTTTACCCGTAGAATCACTTTGAACTTTTCGCCATTTTCTTCAATTTCTTTCAGAATCACACCGGTATTAGGCTTGTTTGCTTCCAAGATGTAATCCGGGTTTTCCAGAATATCCGCAACATACTTAACGAACTGTTCGTAATCTCCGGGGTGGCGTTCTTCAATATGCTGAATCCGTTCCGGGGTGATAATCACTTCATCGGTGGCGATCTCGTCCGTAATGCAACGGTATTTTTCTATATCAATACGGCCTACCGTCTGCACATTGGAACCCTCGCTTTTTACCATCGAAACTGTATTTTTAATTATACTCCCGATGGTTGCAAGGGTCAACCCATCTTTGGAACCGTTGTCCACAAAAGTTTTCTTCCATTCGGAATAACTCATATTACCGGGGACATAGTAAACTTTTCCATCCTGATCCCTTGCGGCTCTTTCACCCATATATTTTTCATCAATGGCGGGAACCGTAGTTCCTCGGCAATGTGGATGAAACGGGGGAACGGTAACACCCGGTTGAAACTCCGACATGGGAACCACTTTTCGATCCATACTTGCACAAAATGCACAGGTGATGGAATCCAGCGTTTCCAAAATCTCCACATTCTTAACGCCCAATTCCTTATAGGTCTCTTTTGCGGCAAGGGCGTTGAAATAGCTTGTTTCCGTATTTACAAGTCGTGCGGCCTGGTACCGGGAAACTTTGAACTTCTTCTGAATGGCATCCGTGATTTTTTGGGGGCTGTCACCACGAAGAAGGCCCTGAACCAATTCTTTTTGAAGGCTGTCAACCAATTCTTGTTTCTTGAACCAAATACGGTCACTAAAGGTTCGCCCGTCCGTTGTCCAAGGCTTTGAAAGCAATGTTTCAAGTTTCTTCTGATCCAGCCCGGTAATATCCCAACCAAGGCCCACACCCTTCTGAACCTCAAAGGCCGTGCGGGTGTATCCATTGCCCACAACCTTCTTCAACAGGGCATCCAGACTATCAACCTGATTGCCATATAGCAATTCAAGCTGTTGTTGAATACCCGTCTGAACAGCTTCAAGGCGGGAAATGTGGAACCGGGTGGACGCATTTTCCAGCTTCTTCAGCCATGCCGCATCCAACCCGGCCTGTTCACCGATCTTGATATACTGTTCAACGCTCCAATGAAATTCTTCAAGCTGTCCAGCGGTCAGCCATTTCCGGGCATCGGTCAAGCTGATTTGGTTGTTCACCGCAAAACGGGCATACCAGCTTTCAATTTCCTTCTGAACGGAACGCTGGGCATCCAGATACAGTTCTTCCATGTCCTGAATGGTCTTTTGGGCTTCTCTGTGGGCGCTGTCCTCCAAGATGGAAAACCGCCCACGCCAATAATCCGCATTTCTCATGGCCGGTTCCTCCAATCCTGAAAAATGGTGCTGAAGGTGGGATTTGAACCCACACGCCTTGCGGCAACGGATTTTGAATCCGCCGTGTCTGCCTATTCCATCCACTTCAGCTTATTAGGCCACGCTGTTTCTTCATAGGGGCTTGCGCCTTGCTGAATTTTGGTTCCTTCCTTTGTGGCCTTGGTAGCCCGTGCCGGGATCGAACCGGCGTTACCGCCGTGAAAGGGCGGTGTCTTAACCACTTGACTAACGGGCCATGATGGGCCGGGGAAGGGAATTTCACCCTTTGGCGGGTAGGAGTAATAGCACCCCGCCACACTCAATGTCTGCCCCGGCATATATTGTGAAACGGCGGGGGTTATTCACCCTCGCCATTGTCACCTTTGTTCTGGTTGCCGGTCTGGAAGGCCCCGGCGTATTCCTGTGCTTGTTCCATTGCTTCATCCTTTTCCTTACGCAACCGGGCCAATTCCACTTCAACATCCGTAACCCACGGGTGCTGTTCCACAATGGTTTCCGTGGACAGAATACCAACGGACTTGGAACAGTTTTCAATGGATTCCGTTTCATTGATCAGAATGTCACGGTTAAACACGATCTGAAGTTCAGCACCTTCATAATCGCCCAAGCCCCGGTTGCTGAAATCCTGATTGATGAACCACAACAATTCTTCAAAGGCCGCTTGGAACTCGGTTTCCATGCCGTTTGCGTCAAGGTCAATGTCAGAATACATGGATTGAATGTTCATCTGATTGGGGTTGCCACTCAAACGATCATCCTTGGCATCGTAGCCACGGGCATTTTCAATCAAGGACTTCTTCAGAAGTTCCAAAATGCCCTTGTAGTTCTCTGCATTGATTTCAACCTGAAGGGTTTCAACCCCGCCATCCTCACGAACCTTCACGGCTCCATAGGTGGAAAGGTTGTGGCGGAACTCACCAAGATTTTCACCGTCATAGTTCTTCAGAACCAGAATGGTGTTCCGTGCGTCCTCTTGCATATTGTTTTCAAAGTCGGAAATCATGGTGTTGATTCCGTCCTGAAGGGTTTTCACACGGCGGATCAGGGGGATTTCCTGCTTGTTATACTTGAATGGAACCAGCGGAATCCTTGTCCAGTTGAACCCCTTGGGTTCTTGGCCTTCTTCCTCAACCATGAAATAGTTTTCGTGTTCACCGGCTTCCACATCGGCAATCAGCATATCATTCTGATAGATATACCGGTAAATGCCATCGGCTTTGAAGATTTCCACCTTCTCAACCTTTTCCTTCTGGTAGCCGTTCCACACTTCTTGGGTGTAGTAACGAATCGCACAATCAAGGATGGTGTGATCATCGTCAGCCCAAAAAGGAAGAATGTCATAGGCCGGGAAATGCTTGAAGGACAATTCACCAGCTTCATTGTAGTAAGGATAAAGCCAGCCAAGGCCACCGTTCAGGGCATCTTCACAGACATATTTCAAAAGCCGGTAAAACCGTTTGTTGAAAACCTTGCCCAAAGCATCCGTATAACCCTTATCCTGACAGTTCAGGGTGAAGGGCTTGCCCACAAGGTAGTTGGTTTTCTGATCCACCATCAGGGCATATTGGTTATCAATCAGGCGGTTGTTCGGAAGGTTCGTCACAACCTGAAGCTGACCATTTTCACCAATGATTGTGCGCTGACGCTGAAGAATGTCATGCTGTCCTTCATAGTACAGATCACCCATAACCTGATCCTTGCGGCGCTGACTATTCTTCCATTCCTTGATTTCAGCGGCGAAGAACTGATTTTCAGTCATGCCGGTTCGCCCACCCTGAAGGATCAGGCGGTTGATACGCTCCATAGCGTTATCCAGAAACATATTCACTTACCGCCTTTCTTCATTGCTTAATAAACGCAAACACACGGAAACCGTGTGTTTTTCGTGTGTTTTGTTACTATCATGTTATTAGTCGAAGCTGAAGGCGGGGCCAACCAACATATCTTCCAGCCCGTAACGCATAGCGTCCATAAGGTGGTTGAAATCATCAATGGGAACATTGATCTTGGCCCCAAACTTATCTTCTGCCCATGTGTAGTTTGAAATCTCGGTGATGAAATTCACACACCGGGGATGAACAATGATGGTGTAACCCTGAATGTACTGGATTCCGTTGTTCACGCTGTCCTTGCCCTTCCGGGCGGCTCTGATACGATGAAGGCCAGCATCCCGCAATTCATCAATGCTCTTGGGTTCGGCACAATCGGCCTTGATCCGTTCCTTGCCGTAGCCCATGCCGGTGATCCGGTCACAGATTGCCCGGTTTGTCAGAGCCTTTTCATACAGTTCATCAAAAACCCAAATGGTTCTTTCCTTCTCACTCACCAGCCCACAGAACAGGGCCGTGGGATCGTTGGTATAACCGAAGTCAAGGCCGAAGGCGCTTTTCACATCAGGCTTCTTTGAAATAGCCAGATAATCAAAGGCTTCTTCCCGCCAATTATCGAAAATCAGGCCATCCACAATGCCCCAACCCCCAAGGCCAGCCACCTTGTAACGGCGGGGGTTGTTTTCCCGCATTGTTTCAAAAACCTTCAAATCCGCCGCATCCAGCCATTCATTACACAGGTAATTGGTGGTTGTGGCGTAAATCTGCCCATCCGGGCTGATCCAGCTATCATGAAACTTGTATGTGGGGTTTCCTTGGGCATCCTTGCCGGTGATCTCCCCGAAGAAGCGTTTCCTGATCCAATGCTTTTCGTTCCACGGGTTGAATGTCAGCGTGATTTGCTTGAACAGGCCGGTTTCTTCCGGGATAGCACCACGGATGGATTCATCCAGCATATCAAAATCAGCTTCATTCATGATTTCGTATGCTTCTTCAATCCAGCACCAGCACAGATAGCCAATTTCAACCGTAATTGAAGTGACCTTCAGGGGATCATCAAGGCCCCGGAAGTAAATCTTCTGACCGGTGGGAAGGTAGGTCATTTCAAGGGGGCTTTCTTTGATTTCCCAATAGGCTGAAACCCCAAGGCGGTTGATTGCCCATTTCAGTTCGGTGAAACAGGAATCTTTCAAGGTTCTGAACACCTTGCGAACCACAAGGGTATTGGCTTCCGGGTATTGCATCATCCGTTTGATGATGTTCAGGGCCGTTGTCTTGGATTTCTTGGAAGCACGGCTTCCCTTACACACCCGGTAACGGCCTTTGAAGTTCCAGAAGGTTCCGTAACCCTTGCCAACCACTTCAGGAAGGTGAACCCGCTTGGCCTGTGGGCTAATCTTCAAGTTGATCATCCCCCGTGATAATCACCGGAACGGCCCCTTCCACACCTACCTTGTCCGTGAACATACCATAACGCTTGCCAATCAGTTCAGCGGCCTTCAGCCTTTCCTTGGCTCCAACCTCTTTCTGCGTCAACTCTTGGCAACCGTCACCGCACAGGATCGGGATTTCTTCAGTATGTTCCCCCCGCATTACCGAAGTCAGGTATTTCATGACTTCTTCAGCATCAGCGATCTTGGCCGAATGAAGTTTTTCAAGTTCAGTTTCGATGTACGCTTTCAAGTCAGGTTTTGCAAGGTTTTCAGAACCCGTCTGCTTTGCGGTCTTGGGCGAATACCCCGCCTTGATTGCCGCATCCGTAGCATTGCCGCTGATCAGGTATTCATCACAGAACTTCCGCTGTCTTGGTGTCACAGGTATTCACCCCTTTCCTAAAAAAGTGAAATGCACCCCTATAAGGGGTGCATTTTTACACTATTATTTTCGCACGGGTGATACTCTAAAATCCTATCACATTTTCACAAGAATAGGATTTTACACTACTGTTCAAGCGATAATAAAAGATTAGGGTTCTTTTCAGAAAAAGAAATCAGGGCCTTCCCGTGAATCTTGTAAACCTGTGAAATTGAAAAGTTAAGGTCAAAGGCAATATCAAGCCATTTCTTCCCGTCAATGTATCGGGCAATCAGAACATTTTGCTGATCGAAGTCAGGAAGGATCTGAATTGCCTTCAGGGTAGCGTTCTTCAGATCAACAAGTTCATCAATCCGGGCGTTGATGGTTCGTTCAAGTTCATCAATTTTGCAGATCGTTTCTTCAAGGCTGTTCTTGGGGCCTGAAGTTTGAACCTTATCCTGTTTCAGTTCACACCCGATGGAAGTCAACCGGGAACGCTCTGTTGCAACCGTGTTCAGAAGTCTATTGATCAAGGCATCAAGGCGGCTGATCTGATTCAGAAAATCCTTGGCCTGTTGGGAAAGGTCTTTGTCATTCACTATGTAACACATCCTTTCTGCGGTAGTCTGTTCCGTTTTCATTGCATCTGTACCGTGGATAAATGCCGAAAAATCAAGGGGTTTCAAGGGTTTGGAACGCATGGAACAGATAAAACGGGCAGTTCCTTATATACACATTTCTTATATATTTTTTTCTTAATAAGAAGAAAGTATATTTACATCTGTTCCATCTGTTCCGTTCCTTGAAAGCAACTGAAAAAGCCTTGAAAATCAAGGGTTTTCGTGCGGAACAGATATAGAAAAAACATCTATTCCATACCTGTTCCACACGCTGTTCCAACCTCTACTGAAGAAAAACGGGAAGCACCGGAACCCCACAATCAGAATCCTTTTTGTTGGCGAAATATCCTTCACCAGCGGGAAGGGGTTTATAGCCACCATCGGGGATTTTGACAATTCCAGAAACATCCATAGCCGTTCCACCGCAACGGCACATGATACAAAATGGCGAAGGCTTGTGATTCTTACCAAATTCTTCAATGCCCTTTTCCAAGAACATCCACCATGACCGTCCGCATTTATCACAGCGGTATTTCATGGCCCCATGAACCAAAACTTCTTTTTTCATCGGTATTCCCTCCCGGTCTTACGGTCTTTGATTTCAATGCGGTTCAGAAGTTCAAACCCCGCCAAACGGGTGATGTACTTCAGCACGAAAATCAGGGTGTTCACCCGCTTCTGCTGTTCATCCTCGTCACGGATGATGTTCTTTGTGCCGTGGTAGGCTGTCGGATCGTGATACCCTTCAGCATTTTCCCAAGGTTTAGGCATCGGTTTTCCCTCCTTCTTCTCTGTACCATTCTTCAATGTCACACCCAATGTCTTTCAGCTTTTGACGGGCCAACCACCCATCATCTTCCTGATCCATCAGGTAATATTCCCGTAGCTTCCGGGTTTCGGCATAGAACAGCTTCCACGCCAGCTTCAGGCGCTTGGGGCCAAATCCAAATTGGGTATGAAGCATCCACAGGATGGATGATTCTTTGTCCATGTCAAAGGCCCGATCATTTTCCACAATCTGTTTCTTGATTTCCTGATCCAAGGCCCGTTCTTCAGCTTTGTTGAACTGAACGGCGAAGATTTTACCACCGGACTTCTTAAACATCGGCATGGTATTCACTCCAAATATCATCGAAGCAAAGCGGAATCAGGGCGTGAACCTTGTCCAACAGGATCAGGGCCACTTCCCGCATCTGCGGGTGTGCGGCGGGTGAACAGCGCAACTTCAGGAAATGCCGCCATTCACGAATGTTGGCCGTCATGACCACCTCCGTTTTCAGGCTGTTGGGCAACACGGAACGGGCTTCCTGCGGGGTGCAACCTTCATCCAGCAAAGCAAAATAGGCATCTTCAGCATCACGCATAGCGATACGCCAACAATCCATTTTCACCTTGCCAGCCAAAGAATTCTTATCCCAAAAACAGGGTTCAATAACCGTGATTTCATTCCCAAACCCATCCTTGCTGTAATTGCAATAGCGGGTGGATTCCTGACAGTAAGAAGCCATCCGGTGGCGGACAATCTCATGAGAAACCCCACGATCACAAATGAACTTCACCGTGAAGGAACAATGTTCCAGAACCGCTTCATGCCCACGCTTGATGATCCCGGCAACGAATGCCGGGGCGCTGGTGTCTGTGATCTTGGCTTCAGACTTATAGCAAACCCGCCCACACTGTTCAAGGCGCTTCAGGATTGCGGCCCCATCAATCGGGGTGATAAATTCCACATCAGCATTGATAATTTTCATGATAGTTCATCCTCTCACATTTCAGATTCCCATTTACACAAACTTCCAAAAGAAGGTTGAATTTCGCTTTCTTCAAAATAAGGACGAAGATAATTCTTTTGGTAGTCGGTCAACCTGTTTTCCCACCAAATGCACCATTCACGATTTCCAAGAAGTGACATAGTAACATGAACCCATCCATGCTTCAGCAATACATCATCTTCCGGTAAATGGTCTGGATTTTGGTAATGGTAAAGATCAACCAGCGTTCTTGCTGTTGCAATATGGTCAGAATGGCCGCATTCGATCATAGTTCCAGTTGGATCAAGCCACCCTATTTTGTGTTCATACTCCATCATCGATCCTCCAATCTGGTTGGTATGTCCTGAAGTTCCGGGTGTTTGATTTCCATGTAAAGGGCAAACAGGATGTTCCAAGCCGCCGCCCGAAGATGGGGTTCATCCTTCATACCCATCATGTACTTGGCAAGGTGACGGAAGGCCGAATCAATCAGGCTGTGAATGGGAATACCTTTTTCACAGTTCCGTTCACCATACTTCAAGGCCCCTTCTTCACAATGCTTGGAAACCTCCACCAAGGCTTCCCACGGAAGTAAATCCATGCGGCCTTTGCCGCTGTGCATATCACGAACAGCGCCGGTTCCAAACTCGGTGCGTTCACCGCTGTCTTTAATCATGCCAACCAGTCAACCTTTCTAAATTATTTTTCAATCCGGCCACAATCTCACGGGCTTCCATCGTGCCCGTATGCTTTGCAATGGCTTCATTCCGCCGATCCGTCAAGAAACCACGATCCAGCGGGTGACACTTTTCCAAATCAGCATTACACCGGTTGATTTCTTGAACCAAGGCTTCAGCACGGGCCTTCAGCTGGTCTAAACATTCCTGAAGAATGGCCTTCTGGTATTGGGCGATTGTTTGAATGTTATTTTTCAATTCAGGATCATCCCGATATTCAATAGCTGAATTGACATCCAGGCCGTGTTCGGTGCAAAAGGTTTCTGCATCAAACAGACTATTGAACACCCGCCGCCCAACCTTGGCATAGGGAATGTTTTTGTTCTTGAACTTGGAATATTTGTGGGCCATTCAGCACCGTCCTTTCAGTTGAACCATTTGATCACCGGATCACCGGTGAAGCCCTTTTCCCACACATACCACGCATAGGCAATGGCACTTTCCGGTTTCCCGGTCATATCACCGTTTTTATAACAGGCCAGCCGGGAACGGCTGATATAAACTTTTCGGGGGGGGGTATGCCTGAAGAACTCACCCCGTTTTTGCCCCTCCAAGAACTGAACCTTCAGGAACATAGCCACTTTCCCACCGGGGCGGACGCTTTCAAGCGCCCTTTGAACAAATTCAAGCCCCATTGAATATGGCGGGTTTGTGATTATATCGCCTTCAAAATCGTCCAGCGTTTCCTTCAGGAAATCCAACGGTTCAGGATCACCGAAGCCCCGGTAAATCAGATCAGTTGAAATGACTTCATAACCGTGGGCCTGAAGCACCTTGGAAATATGGCCTTCCCCACAGGCCGGTTCCCAAATGACCGGGGAAAACTGTTCCAGTTCCAGAAGCATTTCCACGGCCCTTGGATCGGTGGCATAGTAATCAAATGCTTCTCGTTCTTCAGGAACATGGTTGGAACTGCCTAATGTGGTGAACACCTTCTTGGAACCACTCATTTTGTGTCACCGCCTTTCACAAATACACGGGTTTTCCGGTTTCTGATCCACTTTGGAACCGTTGTGAAGCCACAGCGTTTTGTGATCTGCCGGGAAAACTCAATCTTGGAAAGGGCTTGGAAGTTGTTTGCAATGCAATATTCCTTATACCGGCGATACACGGAATCGGTGGCTTCATTTTCAATCCCGTCAAGGCCCACTTCATTGATGAACCCAATAATGGGGTTGTTGTTTTCCTCATATTCGTCCAACTGCCCCTGAACTCTGCTGGAAGTGGTGAACTGTGCGTTCCCAAGAACCCGCTTCAACCCCTGAAGGCCAAGCAAGGCCAGATATTCCATAGAACCCTGTTCACACAGTTCATCCTTGATGAACGGGCGGAAGTCAGCATCATTGGGGGTGAACTTGGCATCGAAGGGAACAATCACCAAACGCCGCTGAACGGCTCCGGTTTTATCCTTGATACGGGGAATATTGTTGGCGCTGAACAGGAACTTGGAATAATTGTTGAACTCAAATGGATCTTGGCCTTTGCGCTCTACATTCACCCGATCACCCGTGACCAGCTTCTTGAACACGGAAGCATTGGCAATAAATTCATCACCAATATCATCACCGATGTTCGCCAGCTTGCCGAACAGTTCAGCGGTTTTGAACCTATCGCCCAATTCCTTCAGGTCAAGGGAAGCAATGTTCTGATCCCCAAGAAGGTTCTTCACCACATGAAGAAAGGTGGATTTGCCGTTGCTCTTATCGCCAATCAGGATGAAGGCTTTGCCAAGTTCATTGCGGCGGTACATACAATAGCCCACCATTTCTTCCAGCAAGGCCCGGACTTCAGGATCATCACAGGCCAGCCGGTTCAGGGTATGATCCAACAGATCATCATGGGCGGCGGGGTTGTACGGCCACGGGATTTTATTTGTAATGACCACATCCGGGGTGAACTCTTTGAAGGAACCATCCCGGATATTGTAAAGGCCGTTGCTGAAAGCAATGATATTCGGGTTAGTGGCCTTGGTGTTTTCCTCAATCATGATTTCCAGATAGGACAGGACTTCCGAACGCCACGCCCGTTTCAGGTTGCTGATCAGCTTGATCATGGCCCCTTCAATCTCACCGGCACCGGAAACATAGATACCATCTTTGTAAATGTGAAGCTGGTTATTGATCTTCACAATATAGTTGTTGTTCTTTAGGTAGGTGGCGAACTTATCAAACAGGAAGGTTTTATCCCGGAAGAAGGATGTTTTCTTGAAGGCATCATCCCGAAGGATCACATCAAGTTCCTTGTCGGAAAGGGGCTTCTTCAGCACATAACGGTTAATCAGCCTGATACATTCACGGGCTTCTTCCTTGGTAAAATCGTCACTCTGAAGGGTCAGAATGTAGTTGAACAGGGTTTGGTTTCGCCCATCACCTTCACCAAGGTTCGGGAAATCATAGTTGCTTTTCACCGGGGTCAGCCACTTGGGAAGTTCCTGAATCTCCCCTTCAGGGAAGTCATACAGAATGGGCCGTTCCACGCCACCGGACTTCAAGATTTCATAGCTGTTATTGGCTCCAACCTTTCCATCCGTGGTGATACCCACGGCCAAGGTGCATTTCGTCCAGCTTTTTTTAACACCACAGTTCTTGAACAAGAAGTGTTTTCCCCGTGTGGTGGCGTACACTCTGCACTTCAGTTCTAAATCCTGAACCATTCTGAACAGAAGTTCAGATGTTTCCGCATCATCCACATCAATCAGGATGGTTTCTTCCCCAAGAATACCGGCGTATTCATCAAGGTCTTGGACTTCTGAACGGGTTTTCAGTTTTTCAACGCCTTTGAACTTTTCAAGGCATTGTTTGTTTCTGGTAGGCACATAGCCCCTAAACAGTTCCATGCTTCAACGCTCCCCCCCCCCGAAAGGTTTTATTGTTCATCGTTCCACCCCAAAATCTTTCAGGCGATCCCAAGCAACATCAATGTAATATTGCTTGTCCAGTTCATCCGGGATAGGAAGGTTGGTCACATCATCATTGATGAAGAAACAATGATCCGGGGTGTTGCCGAACTTTTCAGGGTTCTTTTCCCGGCCCTTGACGATTTTCCCGGAAACCTTGAAGATTCCGCCCTTGCTCTGATCCTTGGAAGCGAACACCCGGAAGGTTTTATCCGTCTGAACCTCACCGCCGCTGAAGCGGGTGATTTTCTTGGAACGGCCTTTTTCATCCCTGATCTTGGCTTCCGTAATCACCGGGGAATAAAGGGCATATTTGTACTTGCTGGACACCTTCACAACCTTCTGAAAATCTCGAAGATTGGAACATTCCATGATGGTTGTTTCCGGGCTGATCCCCTGAAGGAAATAGTTCACAATGGCCCGGTTGACAATGGGAAGGTCATAATCCAGATCAGACAGCTTTTTGACATAGGCACCCTTGCACTTCCAGCGGGGTTTTCCTTTTTCATCACGAAGCGGCCCGGAAGGAACAATGATGTAATTGTTCACATCCTTCTGATACACCTTTTGAAATTCATCAAATTCAAGGCGCATCCCGGTTCTTTGCTCCCACTCCCAACACAGATCGTCCAGCATTTCAAAATCTTCATACCGGCGAAGTTTGACCAAAATACCATCCGTGTTGCTCTGGATGATTTCACAATGATCTTCCAGCCGTTCAATCAAATCCAGAAGAAGAAGCTGACCGCCCACACAAACATTGTTGGCTTGCCGGGGGTCATACATGGCATTGTGCTTATCCTTCATAGCGCCATAGGTGCTGTTCAGAACAATCTTGTAAGGCTGTTGCATGGGGTTCTTCTCCGCCTTCAGCTTCAGGCGGGTGTGATAGATTTCCGCATACTTGGACGGATCGTGAACATTACGGGAAAGCCACTTATAAACCAGCATCAAAGACGGGTAATAGGAAGCCACATCCACATTGACAAACCAACCTTCCCCGTGATATTTGGGAATGGCCCCGTGAAGGCCACCCCAAGCGAACACATGGGGAACCCCGGCCACATCCAGTTCAAGGGTTTTGGAATAATCACGGTTCAAGGGGTTCTTGTACCAATTCAAAACTTCCGTGTATTTTTCGATCCGCAAGCTGGGCGGGAACTCAATTTCAAATTCATCATTGTGTTCCCTTTGAACGGCCCCAAGGATTTTGGCGGAAAGCTGTGCTTTGGTGCGGCCAATGTCAGAAATGGGAAGGTGAAACGCCTTCACAAGTGACATTTGGGCATCAAATTCATCTTCCTTCCGCCGTAACCACACTTCCACCGTCTGTTCCACATCATGGCGGCAATATTTGACCGTTTCGGCCAACTCTGCTTCAGTCAAAGGCCGGTCAATGTCGAAGGGAACAGAAGTTTCTTTAATGGAATGGCCCATGAACGCTTCCAGCGCTTTCAGGCTGATTGGCGGGTTCGGCATCACATCATAATTGATCAGCGGATATTCTCTGAACAGGCTTGAATATCTGTAACCGGGTTTATCCTCTGCAATGATCCAATCATTCACAGGCTTTGGATCAAACCCACACAGAATGGCCTTCAGGATGTACTGATCATAGTTCCGGGAATTGTAACCGGCCCAAATCACACCCTTGTGTTCCTCATAGAAGCGTTTCAGCTTGTCGGGATCGTTGATAATCACGGTTTCTTTCCGGGCGTTCAGGTCGATCAGGACAACCAACCAGTCATACCGGAAAACCTCAAAATCATAGAAGATCATCAACTCACATCCTTTCAGCTTTTGTGAAATCGGTCAGCGTTGCCGCCTTATCAGCCCCGCCACGGGAAGGCTTTCACTTGGGGCCATTGTGGGGCCGAAGCCCCACAGGTTGTGCTTGAAAGTTAAGGTTCAAAACCGCATCAAGCACTATTTGTGCTCGATTTGATTATAAAAAATCTGCGGTCAGTTTTCAACCTCAAAAACCTCCTCAACAGTGATGGAATTGAAGCGGGAATCATCATAGTCCACCGCATATTCCAAGGTTCCATCAATAGCTTCCGCCACATCAAGAACAAGCTGGGCAAACTGCTTGTAGCTGGTGAAGCTGATAGGAACACCGGAATCCAGCTTTTCAAGGAAGCCCATAGCGGAAGCGATCATGTTCTTGTCATTTTTGGTGCCGTAAAGGACACGGTTCATGAAAAGGCGCTGGTTCTTGAACTCACCGGACAGGATTTTGAAGGACACGGCCAGCATGGGGCGGTTGGGATCGGCCTTGGTGCCTTTGATCTCCATGCTTTCCAGCTTCACTTCATACTTGCCAGCGGGAATGGTGGGGAAATCACCGCCGCCGTTCTTCTTGGCATCCTCCACATCAGCCTGAAGGCCCTTCAGATCAACAGAACGATCAATCTTGTCAAAATCAATAGCCATAGTTTTTTACCTCCAAAAATGTTGTTTTTATATTTGGTTGGAAAGAATTTTTCCAATTTCCCTGATTGCATGGGCGATCTTTTCACGGTTTATCCGCTTTTCTTGAAGAACACCCATGATAACTGCGGCTTCCGTCTGAATGTCCTGAAAGGCTCTGTGATTGCTTTCAAG